GTAGGTCTAAGTCCAGATAGAATCAAGAACATTTATTCTAAATACTTTTCTTCTACAAAGAGAGGTACTAACAACGAAATAGGTGGTTTTGGTATAGGCGCAAAGAGTCCTTTAGCTTATACAGACGCTTTTGAGGTTAAGACTATACACGATGGAATTGAATATCACTATATAGTACATAGAGGTGAGCAAGTTCCTAGAATTGAGCTGTTGACAAGTAACACAACAGATACTAGAAATGGTACGGAAGTTATATTACCTGTAAGATCAGGAGACGAAGATAAGTTTATTACAGAGTGTAAAAGACAACTGCGTTTCTTTGATAACATATCTTACAGAGGTATGGGTATAAACAACAACTACAAAGTAATGTCTGGCAACAGCTGGATAGCAACTGGTAGTACTGGTTATACAGACTTTAAGCTTTCTATTTGTTTAGGTGGTGTAAGTTACCCGCTAGATGCAGATCAAGTAGGTCTTGGTAGATATGGAGAAGATATAGATTATTTAGACACGTATTCACAGACTACAGTAGCACTTAAGTTTGATGTTGGTGATATAGACGTCACTATGTCTAGAGAATCTATAGAATACAACGATAGAACTGTAGCTGCTATTAAACAAAAGTATAGAGATGCTAGAGAAGAGCTTAGAGAACTTT